TAGTAGACGAGGTAAATACCATTGAAATTTGAAGAATTACTAGGCCCAATGGGGTTAAAAACATTTAAGGAACAATACGAAGGCAAAAGACATTTTATAATCAAGTCCAAAAATAGATTTCATGATTATTTTAGTTGGAAAGAATTTGACAATTATTTAAATCAAAAAAACATAGGAGCTTGGGATAGAACAAATCAATTACAAATTGTTACTGATAAGGGAAGATGGTGTAAGAAAAAAGACCCAAACCCTAAAACGAGAGAAGAAATATTTGATTTATGGAACGAAGGACATAGTTTTATACTAACTCTTAGCGAGTTTCTAAACGAAAAATTATGGAAACAATGTCAAGAATTTGAAAAATATTATGGAGGTGGACAAGCAAACATATATTGTAGTAAAAGAAAAGATGCAAAAGTATTTCCAATACATGCAGATTCCACAGATAATTTTTTATTTCATGTACGAGGAAAAATACGTTGGTTTATATATAACGAATTTCATAGAAAAGATTTACCATATAGACCAGATAGTACAACTTTATTAGAAAGTTTTGTTCTTGACGAAGGTGATTTACTTTACATTCCGAAAGGGCAATTTCATAGGGTAGAAACCCTAAGTCCAAGAATATCAATTAGTTTTCATTTCACTGAAAGAGGAGACAAGCCCTATAAAAGGAATGATTGGTACGACTGGAAGCCATAGGAGAGTAACATGGCAGACGAACGATTCAGTGGCGATATGTCACGAAACGAAGTAGAGATAGACTTAAATAAGTTTATGGAACTCGTAACTGAAAACAGCAATCTGAAAGCTGAAATATTAAAGTTAGAAAACGATAAAGAACCTGAAAATCCGTGGCAACGCTGGATTTGGCTATCTTCAATGATAGACGCTTGGAGAATTTTCCCTCGTTTATTTCTAACAGTATACATTGTATTACTCTATAAATGTACAATATGGTTTATGGATTTACCAGACCCTTCAATGGAACAATCAGGTTTGATTAGTATTGTTGTTGGTGCAGGTGCGGCTTGGTTTGGACTTTACGCTGGTACAGCAAAGGACAAAATAAATGGCAAGTAAACCATGGAGACAATGTGGAAACACTACTGCGAGTGGGTGCGTGATATAGTTTATGCACCCATTGGCACTAAATGTCCATATTGTAAGAAATCAGAAAATAATACTTGACATATGGTTATAATTTTAGTATAATATACATATGAAAAATACAGAATACAAAGAACACAAAACAGTTAATATGTGGAACTCAGAGACAAGAGAGTTTGACAAATATCATGTAGGACAGTGCGAACACTGTGGAACAGACCTAGACACAACATCTGGAGAATGTCCCAAATATAAGTGCTGGATAGCATGAACCTGTTTTATTTAGATGAAGACCTAGACAAATGCGCAGAGTATCATGTCGACAAGCACATAGTAAAGATGCCTCTCGAGGCAGCACAACTCTTATGTACTGCGATATGGATTGATGCCAAACTAGGTTTTGTACCCCGTGCGCTTGACAAGGACGAACGTGAGGTACTAAATAGTGAGAAAGCCAAGATTAAGCACCTACCGCTTGACCAGCGACCGCTCACGCCATACCTGCCGATGATGTATAATCATCCGTGTACGATATGGGTTAGGTCGAGCTTGGATAACTTTGAGTGGACTCATTGTTATGCTAACGCATTGAACGATGAGTACCACTATCGTTATGGTAAACAACACAAATCCATAGTGGAAGTAGTAAACAAACTACCTGAGCCAAAGAATATGCCCAGACTAGGATTTACAGAATTTGGACTAGCAATGCCAGATGAGTTGAAAGACTACGATAATCCTATACAGAGTTATCGAGACTACTATCATCTTGACAAAGCTACGTTTGCAGCATGGTCTCACAGAGACAAGCCTCACTGGTGGAATGAAGATTATGCCGACTATGAGGAAAGGATAACAGCAAAATGACAGAATTAGTTAAGTATGAAATCAATGGTATGTCTATGGTATTTCCAAAAGACATAACTGAAGAAGAATTACACAAGGAAATTACAAAGAGATTGAATAATCTATACTTTACTAAGAGACCTATAGTAGTTAGAAAAAGCAATGGGGAAGAATATAAATTACTCAATGGCACAAGGATGCAAGGTAAGAGACACTCATCATGAATTTAGAAGAATTAATTGCAGTAGCAGAGGAGACTCCAAGAGTTATGGGGAAAGCAGAAGTAGTAAAACAAAATTTACAAGTACAACATGAAAAGGTTAGTGCTGAAATTGGCATACTTGAGAAAAAGTTAGCAGATAAGAAAGAGTACCTTGCAAAGATAGAAGGTGGAATAGATGTAGTTGATGAATTACTAAAATGATAGTAATTGAGGACGACTTTTATCCTAATCCAGATGAGGTGCGTGAAAACGCACTTAGTATGTTTTTTCATCCTGGAGTAAGGGGTAAAAAAATTATGTTTGCAGGACAAAGAACTATGGGTTCTCTCTCTGAACATAACAGATTATTTTGTAAAAATAAAATTTCAAAGTTAATAAATAGAGAGATAGTTAATTTTGCTCATAACAACAGTAACGCAGCTTTTACTTTAGGTAAAGAAGTATCTAGTCTCGGAGAACCTTATAAAAATTGGATTCATCAAGATAAAGGTAATCATGAAACTAAAAGAGAAAAAGAACTTAAAGCTCAAATGTTTGCTGCTGTCTGCTATTTAACACCAAATGATATAGCCCCTTCCCTTAAGTATGGAACAGGGCTATTTACAAATATGGAAAATCATAAAAACTGGGCAACTCCAGCGCACGATTTTAGTAAAACTAAACTATTTCAGAATCAAGTAGATGATAGTGATGACAATTTTAAATTGCATACTTATGTTGGTAATATGTATAACAGAATAGTAATATATCCTGCAACATACTGGCATGCACCTTTTAATCCTGGCTTTGGTTATGATAAAGAAACAGGAAGATTGATACAAATATTCTTTTTCTATGCAGAAAAATCAGGAGTTAATAAAGGTTACGAGGAAAAGTAAGTGTTAAAACCATCTGCAAAAACTTTAAGACACTTAGAAAAATCTATTTTACATGATGAATTAGTAAGTCAAGAATCACATAAAGAAGAAATAAAAAACAAATCGTTGGTTCCCTTTTTATGGGATAGACCATTCAATCATGGTTTTATATATACTATATATGATGAAGAAATGTATTTAACTTATGTTAGATACTCCATAATGAGTTTAAGACTGGTACATCATTATAATAATTCTAAGATTATGATTTTTGTAGAAGGAAAACTGTGGGAAAAAGCCAAAAAAGAACTAAAAGGTTTAGTATTTGACCATGACATAGTGCGGGTAGAAGGAAAAGCTGCTTGTTATAAACAAGTGATTGCTTGTCATCCTTTGATAAAAGATTTTGAATTTTGTACTTTTGTGGATGCAGATTTGTTCTTTTTGGGCGAACAAAATAGTATGAATAAACCTCTTACAGAAGTTAAAAACTTACTTTTAAATAACCCTACTTCTTTTATATGGGCATTTAGTAGAAAAGAAACTCCTGATGTTTCACATACCTTTTTACATAAGCGAGGAAGAGAAGGAACACTTAGACCCCATACTTATACTTGGGATTTAGAAGAAGAACTAGAAATAGATGTAGAAGATTTGATACATACAGAAAATATATGGAACATATCTTTTATATTTAGTTTCTGTCCAAAAAGATTACAGACAGATGAATACAAAGCTTGGGCATTATACTCTATGTTAGACAACAATATGTGTGATGAGAGTATTTGGTGGTTATGGAGTAAAAAACATAACTGTAAACCGTACTATTGGGGCAATCCAGGTATACCTGATTTATCTATTAGTACTACAAGCCATGAGTCTAAAGAAAAACTTCATTTGTTTCAACCTATGTTTACGGATACTTTGACAAAAAAGATACATAGAAGATATGAAACTTTTATGGCAATACTAGAAATAGAAAATAATTATATGGATTTTATAAATGAAAGAATACAACAACGATAAGTTTAACGAAAGAACAGCATTGAATATGCTAAAAAATCATATACTAAAGACTTATGATAGTCATTACAGTATGAACAAAATCCAGTCAACCGAGTTCATCTTCGATGCTGGTCATGGAGAAGGTTTCTGTTTAGGCAACATTATAAAGTATGCGCAGAGATACGGAAAGAAAGATGGAAGAAACGAGCAGGACTTACTAAAGATTCTGCATTATGCAATAATTTTACTTGGGGTAGAAAATGAGAATAAAAAAACACGAACAGATTACACAAGCGAATATAACCAAGGTAATTGAGTTATTAAATCCAACGGATGGTAGTAAACCCATTACCAAGAAGGAAGCTTGTGGTATATTAAATATTGCTTACAATACAACAAGATTAGCAAATATTATAACAGAATTTAACGAGACTATGGAGTTTCGTGCAAAACGAAAAGCACAGAACAAAGGCAAAGCAGCAACACCACAGGAAATTAAAACCACAGTGGATATGTATTTGGACGGAAGTAACATTTCTGACGTAGCAAAAGCATTGTACCGTTCTCCTGCTTTTGTAAAAGGTATCATTGAAAGAATTGGAGTACCTCAGAAGCTCTCAATGACTGACTATGAAGGAAGAAGAAACGCTATGTTACCAGAACAGTGTGTATCAGAAGAGTTTCAAACTGAAGAAAGAGTTTGGGCAATCAAACAAAATTATCCTGCAATAGTACAAAGAGAACTAAAGCCTGAACTGGCAGAAGAAAGAGGTTATAAAGTGTACTTAGTAAGTACAATAGAGTGCACACAAGATGATTTAAAAGATACGTACTTCCCACACTTAAGTCATGCGGGTAAACAATATTGTTTAGCTTCATACGAGATGGGCAGTCTAAGACATTTACGCGAGTATATGTAATAAGGACATTTATGTCAGAATTAATAATAGCTATGTGGTTATCTGCATGGTTCATACAACTTTATGTGATTTACCTTCCAATATTTAGGAGAGTCCCTCGTGGGCATATAATTTGGAGACAGAAGATAATATCTGGAATTGTAACAATGGTAATGACTTTTTTCATAGTACCTTTTGCTCTTTTTCCTATGTTAAGCCCTTCACATAAAATACGATTTCAGAGAGGATTTCTGAACGGATTACTAGGAGAATAAAAATGTATATAGGCAACCCCTATTACGATGCACTTGAAGCAAAGTATATAGCACAAATAAAAGAAGCACAAGCAGTTCTACAAACGTACTTTCAAAATTCAGTAGGTATCGGAGAACACTCTGATATATTGCCAGAGTTTGACAAGTGGATAGAACAACTTGCATCAGCAGAAGAAAAGCTACAAGCATTGCGAAACTTATTAAAAAGATGAGCCAATCTTTAATACTTACATATGAAGGAGAAGATATAGCAGTAGTTAGAGATACGTATGAAAGAGCAGTATATGAGTATATGCATAGTTATGATTTTATAGGATTTGATAATTGGTTAGCAGAGGGCAACTTGCTTTGCCAAAAAGAACTCTATAAAGACTGTACTCATTTTGTCGATTTTAAGGACTGGGAAAATGAATTAGATACGTTAAACTTACATCCAAAAGATACATCAATTATGGTAGGTCAAAAAAGTATATCGGACTATAAGAATTGGTATACAATGAAAAGTATAACTTT